CTGGTGATTTTCAAGCGTTAAGCCATTTTGACGAAAAGGGTTTCAAGGGAGCGACTGCATTATATACGCTTGTGAAATGGTAGGTGATCCGATTATCTCCGAGTTGCACGGCTTGCAACAGTAAACTATTAGTTGACAGTTGGAAAGGAAATATTATGAAAACATTTACATTTGAAGGAAAAACGCATATGTTCGCGGAAGAAGTAGAACCAAAGAAAGACGGTTTATATACCGCAACACTCACAGACCATAACAACGTACGTTGTGAAATGTGGTTCATTAACGGCGAATTGAAACGCCTTGTTGAATTAGATTAATAAGAAAGGGGTACCATAAACGGTACCCCTCTTTTTTTGTTTTTGACGGCAAAAATACGGCAAAAATTTTATGCAAAACTATATAATTTTGTGGATAAGATTTTAAATTTTAAATTACGGCCAATCAGCTAAAAACTACATCGTACGATTTTATGGATAAAAATTATCATATACGCTATAATAAATTGATATAAAATACAGTCTATAAAACACCATATTTAATATGGTTTATTATCAAAACGGCATAAATTCGTCAAAAATAATTAACCGAAAATATCGGCAACCTTATCAGCTGCCTTTAGTCGCATATCGTCGGAAAAATGAACATAGGTTTTTAATACCGTTTGTAGACTATCCCCTAATAGGGCGGATACTGTTTTAATGTCTACGCCGTTTGATAATAATTTAGTTGCGTATGTATGGCGCAGATCATGAATGGTATTATTTGGCAAGAAACGTTTCATTATTTCAGATGATACGCCGCTACTACTTATGCGTATATTAAATAATCTATCAGTCGTGCATGTTTCCTTGTATTCCAGTAATATGCTTTTTAATACTGGCGGTATAGGTAGCTGGCGATAACTGTTTTTGGATTTAAGGGGTTTCATGGAATATACGTTATAATCAATCGCCCCGAATTGCTGCACTACATTTATTGTATTATTATCCAAATCTACATTTTCCCAAGTAAGGCCGATTATTTCGCCATATCTCATTCCGGTGTATACTGCAATGCAATATAGAACATAATATTTATAATTTACTGGCTTAACGTTATTTAAAAACGCTTCTATTTCATCATCTGTTAGTGCTTTTATTTTTGCTGGTTTATTATCCGTATATCGTGGTATTACCTTTAATTCATTCATAGGCAATATCTTATAAGGCAATACGGCATAGTTAAATAATCGCTGAATTATGCCCAAGGCAAGGTTTTTTGATGCCGTAGCATATGATGTGTTGTTTAATATGCGTTTCACTTGATACGGCGTGATATTTGTTATTTTTTCGTTATGTATTGATTTAAATATATCAAATGTACTTGTATAGACGCGCAATGTATTAAATGTACGCGGCTTATTTTCTCTAATATAAATTTCAAAAAATTCAATAAGAGTTATATTCCTAAGGCTATCATCTGAAATGGTGATAGTCTTTTTTAATTCATCAATGATCGTTTGTGCGTGAATTTTAGCAGCCTTTTGCGTTTCAAAACCCTGTTTAGATTTCTGGCGCCAGCGGTTGCCGTCTTTGTATGAAACGATACATTGATACCCTTTATCCTTTTTTCTTATGGTTATATTGCATTGCATCGTCTAATTCCTTTAATGAATAACTTGCTAAATAATGAGCGCCAACGGTTAGGGCGACTATTAAAAGCATCAAAATATATCTGTGTTCTTTCCAATCCATGAAACCTAATATCATACCGATAATAAGATATAGAATACTTTGATAAAATGCCACGTTAATTGCATCTTTTTTACTCATGGTATACCCCTTTGTTTAACAATATATGCGCGAATGTATCCGCCTCATGTTCCAGTTTTGTACGTAAATCAGCATCTATTTCCTTAAATAAATCATAATCCTTATGAAGGAACAAATGCCCTAATTGATGCGCAAGCGCCATGCGCTGCTGGCGCCTACTTAACCGGCTATTAATAACAATAGCATTTTTAATCTCCGGTTTAATCCGTATACCGCTAACACAAGCCGGCAATGGTTTATATATAACTTTAATATTTAATTTACTTGCTATGTGGCGCGGTTCGTTTGAACCGTGCGAATTAATCAAATCTAAAACAAAAGAACACATATTGAACATACTAACAATTCCCCTTGAATATATTAATCGTCTAATACAGCTTTTAACACTTTGGATATTTTAGCTTTTTGCGATGCCGTCAATTCACGATCGCCATAATAACAAATCAAAGCATTATCCGTAATTTTCTTTAAATCAATACAATTTTCTTGCTTTTTGACTTTAGGCGTTCCCGCTACGCCCTCCGTAAAATAAGAGGTTGGCACGTTGAAATAATCAGCCAAAATCTTAATTGTTTTTAAACTGGGTGTAGAATTTTGGTTTTTCCAACGTGAAATAGTACTTTGAGCAATGCCAGTTTCCTTTGAAACTTGATACATGGAAACGCCAGTTTTTCGCATTGCATCGCAGAATTTTTGGTAAAACATGTTTAACCTCCGCAAATTATAAATGAGTATTTATGAAATTTACGAAAAGTTTATTGGACTACTTGCGTGAACGCACGTATAATAAAGCCGTAAGGTAGTTGCGAAAACGCAAGCAATCTTATAAACAATCGTGTTATAGCAAGTAGGGTAGTGAGATATTTATACTTGCTATAACGCAAGTATACCATTTAAGAAGGTGGGGTGTAAATGATTAAAACAGTAACAAAAAACATTTTCCAATTAATGGATACCAAAGGTGTAACCGCCTATAAATTATCCAAAGAAACGGGAATTTCTGAAAGTGTTATTTCACGCTGGAAAAGCGGCGAGCAATCGCCAAGTATTTCCAGTTTGGTAAAAGTGGCGCATTACTTTCAATGCGGCTTATCTGAATTAATGAAAGGGGAAAAAGCATGAAACTAACGTATACAGTTGAAGAGGTTGCCAGCGTGCTGGGTATCTCAAAATCATCTGTATATAACCTAAGAAATAGCGGTGTAATTCACCAACTAACAAAATTACCGGGCGTTTTATTTTCAGTCAAAGAAATTCAAGAAATAGCCGGACTAGAAACCGAAATAAATGCGGTTAATTACCGGGCGTTAAAAAGAGAATGTGAAGAATTGGCGGAAGAAAATGCAAGGTTGAAAAATGATATAAAAAAAATCGCCAGCAGCATACTGACGATTACGGGGGAATTTGTCAATGACTAGCATTATGAGAATTACAGGGTTTGTATTGTTGTTAGGTACGCCGGGATCATTAGAAATCGACAATCTAACATTCTACGAAGCAATGTTGCAAGGCCTGTTAGGTATTACGCTGCTATATAGTGGCATCTATATTGATAAATTAAAAAAGGCCCAATAGTAACGGCAATTACTAAAGGGCAGATGCGAAAAGTGAGTTTTAAATAAGCATCTTAACCATATCATACATGATTGCTGGTTAAGGTGGCAAGGTGAGAATGTGGAAAAAGAAAAAGTTTTAAACTTGTTAGAACGTTTTGACGAATTTCTAGCAGAAAGAAAAGCGAAAAAATCAAATATTCATATAGCTTTAGAAATAACAATTAGACCAGACGGCCGCTGCAAACACTATATATTTGTCCTTGATGAAGAAAGCGGAAAAAACACCATAGTAAATATAAAAGGGTTTGAAAGAATAGTTGTTGCAAAAGAAGTGAAAACATTTGACGAAATTTTAGAAGAGTTAGGAATGGAAGAAAATGAGTAGCATCTATGAACTAAACAAAGATTATGCGGAACTGTCCGCAATGCTGGAAGCAGCAGAAACAGAAGAAGAAATTCAAGCAATTCAAGATACGTTAGAAATGATTAACGTATCAATCGAAGAAAAACTAGAAAATACAGGCAAATTCATCAAAAATACGGAAAGTGATATTGCTGGTATTAAAGCGGAAATCGAACGTTTAACCGCAATGAAGAAAACAAAAGAAAATTTTGTTGAACGGTTAAAAAATAACGTTGAATTCGCACTAAAAGAAAAAGGGCTTGAAACGCTAACCGTTGGCACATTTAAAGCTGGTTACCGCAAAAGTGAAAGCGTTGAAATTATCAACCTTGATGTAATTCCAGCGGACTTTACAAAGGTTGAAATTAAAGCCGATAAAACGGCAATTAAAAAAGCACTTAAAGCCGGTGGAACGGTAGACGGTGCAGAAATTAAAGTAAACCAAAATTTCTATATTAAATGATAGGGGAGTAACAATGTTAACAGTAGACGTAAAAGCGCAAATGCGAATTCGCGAACTTGAAAAACGTGTTGATTTGTTGGAAAAAATGATTGATAAAGCGCCATATGATGTATTGATTGATTACATTAACGAAAAAATTAAATTTACAGAATTAGCAAAAACACGCAATAAATTCGGTGAAACTAATTTTGAACGAAGCACAAAACTATATTTAAATGCATTATTTCAACTAGAAACAATTAAAGATATAAAAATGAAACAAGTTGAAACTGCTATGAAAATTATTGATGCAAGTATCGAAATGGCTGGTGTTACTTATGGAATTTAGAACACTAAAAGCGAATGAAATAGATTGTCGTATTCAATCGTTAAGCGAAAAAAACGGTGCGGTTGGTGCGGTGGTGCTGCTATATAAAGATGCACGCGTTGACATGCGACTACTTGATGAAGTTGTAGGCGCAATGAACTGGAAACGTGAACATACGATCATTGGCGATAGATTATACTGCACAGTTTCAATCTATAACGAACATATCTATGATTGGGTTGGTAAGTCCGATGTAGGTACTGAAAGCAATACCGAAAAAGAAAAAGGCCAAGCATCTGATAGTTTCAAGCGTGCATGCTTTAACTGGGGCATCGGTAGGGAGCTATACTCCGCGCCATTTATCTATATAAACCTACAAAGCGGCGAATGGCACAAAGGTAAAGACGGAAAGCCTAAATCATACGCAAAATTTACAGTTAAAGAAATCGACTATGACGAAAATCGAAATATTAGCAAGTTAATTATAGTTGATAGTAAAGGAAACGTGCGTTTTACAATGGGCGGCAATGCGGCACCAGCGACTAAACCAAAAGAAAGGCATGTTGCCGGATATGATGAATTCGTAGCGTTGCAAGCGGCGCACAACGTACCGCCAGCAGAAATCACAAAGTACATTGCAACAGAATTCAAGAAACCACGCATTGCGTTATTAGATGAGTTTGAAATGGTTGCAGCGCTTAAATGGCTAAAACAATTAATTGAGCAACAAGGCGCCGAATAATGAAATGGATAACAAAGGGTATCAATTTAATAAAGTCGATTGGCTGGAATATCTTGATACCCGCGCCGATAGATGAAGCGTTAAATAAGTTAGATCCGGAAGCGGAATATATCGTTGAAATCAAAAAGAAAGCAAAACGTCGTTCATTAAACGCTAACGCGTATGCATGGGTATTATGCGATAAGATAGCGCGTGAACTTTCAAAGAACGCATATATTTCCAAAAAAGACGTGTATAAGCGCGTTTTGATTGAAAGCGGTACATTTACCTATCTACCAATTAAAAACGATGCCACATACCGATTTATTGAAATTTGGCAAGGCCACGGGTTAGGCTGGCACGCCGAAGAAGCTGGGCCGGCAAAAATGGAAGGGTATACGATTATCCGCGCATATCACGGAAGCAGCGTATACACGGTAGATGAAATGCGGCGTTTGATTGATGCATTAGTTGATGAGTGCAGCCAGTTAAATATACCGATTGAAAACGATGAATATATAAATTCACTTGTAAGGGAATGGGGCGAACATGAACAAAAGGAAAAGAATGGATAATGTATTGTACGCCCGCACCAGAAAATGGGCGTACGAAAGAGATGAAGGCCTATGCGTGCTATGTGGCGCAATGGCAACCGAAGTACATCATATAGAGTTTAGATCACATGGCGGTTTATCGAATTTAAGCAATCTTGCTTGCTTGTGTAGAGATTGCCATACAAAAGCACATGGCAGCGATGCCAAGAAAATACGGGAGATTTTAAAAGAAAGGAATTCAAAAATACAATGGCAGAACGGCGAATGATGTCAAAGAAAATTATTGATACCGATAATTTCCTAGATATGCCACAAAGTACACAATGCCTATACTTTCATTTGCTGCTAAGGGCAGATGATGACGGCTTTATTCAATCGCCAAAAAGTATTATGCGTATAACGGGGTGTAAGGAAGATGATTTGAAACTACTTATTGCTAAAAGGTTTGTTATTGGTTTTGAAACCGGCGTTATCGTAATCCGCCATTGGCGTATACATAACTATGTTCAATCTGATAGGTATTCAAAATCAGAACTACCAGAAGCGCAAAGAGTGGAACTGGTTAATAAGGTATATGAACCGGTTGAAATGCCTGTGAGTACAGATAATACCTACATGGATACAAAATGTATACAAAATGGATACAATCTGGATACACAGATAAGAATAGATAAGATAAGAGAAGAAGAGAATAGAATAGAAACACTATGTCATGTTTCACATGACGATGTGGATAAATCTCACTTTGAAATTATCGAATATCTTAATCTGAAAACGGGTTCAAAATTTAAACCTACAACTAAACCATATGTACAAGCAATTAGATCACGACTAAAAGAAGGTTATACCGTTGATGATTTTAAAACTGTGATTGATAAAAAATGCCGTGAGTGGAAAGGTACAAAGTTAGAGAAGTACTTAACGCCTAAAACGTTATTTGCACCGAGCCACTTTGATACGTATCTAAATAGCAATGAAATGTTAGCCATGACGGATACGGAAAGAAAAGTTGCAGAACTGACCGCATTGATTGATGCGGTTGAAGGGGGAATAAATGAAGCCGGAAACGTTGAAGGCTACGGGCCAATTATTGATATATGACAAATTCGATAGTGCAAAAGTTAAAATGTACGCCTACATGCTGGAAGATATTAACCCGGTAACATTGGCGGAAGCAATCAAACAATGCATCAATACATGCGAATTCGTTCCAGCCGTTGCCACAATCAGAAAGAAAGCGGCAGAAATTTCCGGATATGTGAACGGTAAGGAAGAACGATTGATTGCGCAAGATGCATGGGAAATCGTGCGAAAGAAAGCCAGCCAAGTAGGTTATGAAAAGGGCCTTGATGAATTGGAAGGAATAACAAGGCTTGCTGCTAAAACTGTATGGCGTTTCTTTGACCCAAGAAACTGCCAATCATACAACGAAAGCGCCGCAATGAGCCAGTTTTGTAAGGCCTATGAACAACTGGCGGCGCGTGAACAAAAGAATATGGAAATTGCGGAAAGCATCAAAAGCAATGGCTTATTAATGGAAGCACGGAAGCGTGCAGAATTAAACATGCCACAAAATACAGAAATTAAGATGCTAGATAACGGCCATTTGGTTGAGGTTGAAAAATACGAAGCCGTAGACCTTAAAAGCCTTGTTAAAAATGCCGATATTTCAGAAGAAGGGAAAAAGTTAATTATGGGGGTGCTTGAATGAACGTAAAGCATAATCTGATTCCGAAGTTAATCGAATGTAGGCGGCAATTAGGATATACACAAACAGAAATGGCAGCTATTGCCGGCGTATCACCGGAAACATACAAGAAGCACGAACGCGGATTATTTGATTTTAGACTAACGGAAATGCTTGCAATTCAAGAAAATATCAATGACGAATTACAGGCAAATCTAACCCTAGATGAATTGTTTAGAATGGAAAAAATCGTTTAAATGAGTTGTATGGAAGTTTTAAGCAGTCAATGATAAATCATAAGGGCGAAATAGTAAAAGGTGCATGGCGTTTAAATTTGCCATATAGAATTGGAAAATAGAAAGGGAATTATATTATGAATAGTGTTCAATTATTGGGAAATCTTGCACGTGATCCGGAAGTACGTTATACACAAACAGGCCGAGCGGTTGCAACGTTCACAGTAGCTGCAACAAATACGTATATTGATAGCGCTACAAATGAAACGAAAGAACAAACGGCGTTCGTTAATTGCGTTGCATGGGGCAAGCTGGGCGAAGCGGTAGGAAACTACAGAAAAGGAAACCGTTTATTCGTAGAGGGGCGTATTCAAACACGTTCATATGAAAATAGCGACGGCCAAAAGAAATATGTAACGGAAGTTATCGCCGGTTTTGTTGGGTTATCCGCTTTAAATGATGCGGCGACTGAAAGCAATTTCGATAGCTTTGCAGATAATAAAGAAAACGATGAAAACGTTCCGTTTTAAGAGGTGAATAACAATGTTAGTAAAAAATGAGAATGAATGGTGCTGGTGTTTAGGCGAGTATGTAGGAATTCCGCAAAAAAGCGTTGAAGATGCCGTGAAAGAATTTAAAGAATTTAAAGAATTTAACGAATTATACAAATATGTAGAACCGAAATCAGTTAGAGTTGGAAACCCTTATTATTATATTCCTACGGTTGATGCCGACCGCGTTATTGAAGATGTTATTGAATGTGATCTTGACGATGAAATAGCGGAATGGTCGGAAGATTATCTATCAGATGTAAAACAAGAACATGTAGATGAATTACAAAAAGAATTAACCGAAGTGTTTCGCGAATGGGAAAAACGCAACGGGTACGGCAATACCTCTTTAGTGGTTCTTGAAACAATAAACCCTTTTGAAAACAAGGAGAATGAGGGCGTATAAAGTGTATTAAGAAAGGGAAAACATGGAATTAGTACAAAGAAAGCGTAAACAACAATACATAAAAGCGTATTGCCTTATGTATCCATGGTACATATACGAAGCACATTGCGAATGGGTTGAAGCGGTAACTTATGCAAGTCCGGGTCCTAGAAGCAAGCCGGATAAATTCAAACATGGGCGGCATTGCTTAAAGTGGTTATTAGAATATGATGCACATTCTATGAGCGGTGAAACGCATATATGGGGCATAGTGAGGGGTGATTAAAGGTGAAATCACCATGTAAAGGATAGCGATAACCGCATCAAGCGGCGTATGGGCAAATATTAGGGGGCAGACATGAACAAATTACAAGAAAAAGCAATCAACGCAGCAAGAACAGTTTTGTTTAATGAGTTTGATTATAATGCAAACGAAATAACACCAGCTGATATGTATGTGGTTTGGTTTTGTAAAACCTTACAAAATTGGAAAGCATTGGTAAGTGGTGTACATATCAATGGATATATCGAGGTTACATACAACGGTAATAAAAAAGAAATTTATACTGATGTATATCAAAAAGTTAAAAACGTTTGTATAAAATGCGAATTAGGAGAGTAAAAATGACGTATATAGGAAATTGGCTTGCATTAGGCGCTTGCATATACGGCGGGAAAACCGCCGATGCAGCGCTACAAATACTAGGCCTAAGAAGAGGGAGAAAAGAAAAACGAAATGATGTTGATACAAGCACGCTAATTGGTTTAAGAGAAAAAGGCTTGACGTTGAGAGAGATTGCGGAAGAGTGCGGCGCATCGGTTTGTTTTGTACGTAAACATTTGTTAGTGGTTGGTGTTGAATTGAACAGAATACAAAGGGAGAAGTAGTATGAGTGTAAAGGTAAACATGGGAAGCGGTAGAGTTTTTACATGCGAGCAACTAGCCAGCGCATTAACGCTGGTTATTGAAAACATGATTTTAAAACCAAAAGTAACGCAAGATAGATTTTTGGTTACGCTTGAATACAAATATCATAAGGACGGCAAAACGAAACGATTGCGTCAAGCGATTTCCAAAATGGTAATGGAAGCATTTAATGGAACACTTGAAGTGTACACGTACCAAGTACGCCGACAAATTAGGGAAATTATTGTAAAAGGGGAATTATACGATGAAGAATGAGCAAAAATGGTTATTGCAAGAAATGTATAACGAAGGTTATCGAGATATTAAGATTGAAGGCGTTTATGCGTTCTTTGTAAATCCTACGTTTATCGAAAATGGAGGAAGTTTCAAGATACGCGATCATACCCCAAGAATTCCATGCAAGGTGCTGGGGTTAAATCCTAATACCCGTAAATATTCTATTGCATCGTTGCTGGGCATCGTGGAATGGGGAAAGGTTTCAGTTGATACGCCAGTTATTGTAAAATCAGCGTTCGAAAAAAAGAAACTTTATTTTGCTAAATACGAAAATGGGCGTATATATTGCTTTACAGGCGGCCAGACGTCATGGAGCAATATCGATAACTATTATTGGTGCTATCAAGAAAATGAGGTTGCATTAGCAGAAAGGGCTTTAAATGAGTGTAATTGATATTACATTAAAAGGACGGCCGGCAACTAAAAAGAATAGCGGCCGAATTATATCCAGAAACGGAAAGCCTATTATAATACCGTCGGAAGCCTATAAGAATTATGAAGATGCTTGCATGTGGCAGTTAGCGGGGAAGAAACTGCATGTATCTGGCGTTATTGTTGTTGAGTGTAAATACTATTTGCCAAATAAAAGAAGTTGGCCGGATTTGATAGGGTTGCTACAGGCAACAAGCGATATATTAACAAAGGCCGGTATTATCGACGATGACAAATGGATATGTTCTTATGGTGAAAGCTGCATAGCTGGCATAGATAAGGAAAACCCGCGGGCAGAAATACGCATCATGGATAGAAAAAATAAATTGTTGGAAGCGTTATTGAAATGAGGGGCAATACATGGAACTGCTAAACAGGATTAAACGTATATTTGGATTTAAACGATACAATGCGGACGTTATTAAGATTAAGCGATGCATTCCGGGTGTATTATTGCCAAAAGTTGGCAGCGTAGATGCTGCTGGCATGGATTTTTATCAGCCAGAAAGCGTAGTAATAGAACCGCATCAAACGCAATATGTAACGCTGGGTTTAGCGGTAGAAATTCCAAAGGGGTATATGTTAATGCTGGCGCCACGATCTAGCATGAGCAAAACGACGTTAATTATTCCGAATTCATTCGGGGTGATTGATGCGGACTATAGGGGAGAAATTAAAGCAATCCTACACAATACCAGCGATACGCCGTATTTAATCCAAAAGGGTGATAGATTGGTTCAAGGTATTCTGGTACCAGTTGGCGCATTGAAACTGTTAGAGGTTACACAATTAACCGAAACGGCGCGCGGTGCAGGTGGTATCGGCAGTACTGGTAAGTAATTAAATAAAGGAGTAAAAAAGATGACTACTGAAAGTCAAATTGCATGTGTTGCTGAACAGGAATGGAAAACACGATTTAAAAGAGAATATAGTGAATTAAAAGAACGATATATGAAGCTGCATAAGATGCTGATTAAATACGATGCAGGAACGTTGGAATTTCAACCTACTTGCCCTATTGAATTGTTGCGTAAACAGAAGTCTACTATGGGCGAATATCTAAACATTCTTGAAATTAGGGCGGAGATTGAAAAAGTAACGTTGTAGGCGAAAGGGGAAATGTGTAATGCCTATTATTGATCCGATGTATTTGTATTTGATTGAGGTACTACATAATGTTGATGTACTTAATCAAGGTTTGTTTTTGTTGTTAAGTATTGCAATGTTTATATTATCTGGTTTGTATATTGGCGTGGACGAAATGCCAGAGGAAGATATTGCGGAATTAAAGTGGTGGACGAAGGTTGTTGGTGCGATATGGCTGGTATCGTTATCAATTTGTATATTTGTACCAACAAAAGATATGATGTATAAAATGCTACTGGCGCATTATGTAACAACTGATAATATCCAATTAGTGAATGATGCTATCAAAGGCAATTTACAAGACTATTTAAACATGTTAGGGGAAACTGTTAAAAAATTTGAGATAATGAACCATACGGGGGAATAAATGACGGATAAAGAATATAGAGAAATCGGCAAGGAATTCCTAGAACCGATTAAATTAATATCAATGAAAATTAAATCGTTAAAGGAAGATCTAAAGCATTTGCAATCCGATATAACAACGATTGGGGCAGTTGATTATAGTAAGGAACGTTTAAGCGGTGGCGGAACTCCTGGCGGGTTAGACCGTCAAATAGTACGCCTTGAAAGTAAACGCGATGCGGTGCATAAAGAAATAGGCGCATTAATTGATGAACGCGAAACGGCGGCGGAAATCATCAATCAATGCACCACAGGGAAAACCAATATATTATTAATGCGTGAGTATATAGACGGCGAAAGCGCGAAATATGCAAAGAGTTTCACCGATTTAGGGAAAACGCAAGCAGCCGAATTAAAAACACTAGGCCTTATTAATGTAGGTAAATTTTTACATGAAACGTATTACCCTAGCATGTATACTGCTAAGGCGGTAAAAGTCGAACTATACCGAACTACATCGGAATAATACGGAAAAGCCATATATAGTATAATTATATTGTCAAATGATGCTTTTAAAGGTCGTTGGCGTAACTCTCCTATATAGCACAATGCACAGGGGAACTTTGGGCCGTTCCCCTATTGTGTATTGTAAACCAATACCGATTAAATAGAATTCCTTTTGGATATAACGCCACTTAAACATACACAATGCCATTGAGAACAATCCTATCAAATATAAATATGTACAACCAAGCACAACAACAAACACAGTAATAAACCTAATTTCATGTGATATATATCGGTATTGGTTTAGAGTATACAACAAAAATGAATAAAGCTATCAGAATATGAGGTATATCCACGGCGATATATCTCATTTTTTGTATAAAAGTAACATTTGATTGTTGAAAACTGAACATGCTGCATGCGTTTTGTACCAGATGCAGAACGTAGGAAACTTTTAATTGCTGGCGTGTTCGGTTTTGAGTAATTAAAAAAGCCGCCCAATGTAGGCGGCCTTTGTTGCTTATGCTTCTTCAACTTTTAGCGGTGAGTGAATATCGTTTAATGCGTTGTTGATTTCTTGAACTGTTGCATCTTCATTAACTAATGCGAAATAATCGCCGTCGCCAATGATCCATGAATTGGCTTTCAATTCTGTTGTAGGTTCAAAGGTTGTAACTTCTTTAAAGAATTCCTTGTTAGTACCGCACCAAGTCAATAATGCAGCATGGCTTTTGGTTTCGTGGTAGTTGGTGGCGATTTCTAATAATTCAAATGCATTGTTATTAGTTGCGATTGATTTGGTACCATTGATAAGTTTGAACATGATGTATTCTCCTTTATACAAATAAGTTAATTTCATTTTATCATTTTTGAGAGTACGGCGGTAGTGGTTATCCTACCGCCTTTATTTTGTTATTCATTTCTTTCTGGTATTCATCTACAGTATCGAAAACAGTTTCGCGTAGGTTGAAGGCAGCGAACGCATCATATATCGAATTAGTACGGCGGCGAAGCAATTCGCATTTTTCAGCGATATAACGAAGCATCATAACGATATTGCTTAAATCGTCATAACCTAGTGTTTGAATTATGCCGTCATTGTTGTATTTAATGCCGGTATATGCTGCTTGTAATGTTTCGATATTGTTCAATTCGTTGTATCTGATCGCGTTTTTGATTTCTTGAATAGTCATTTGCATTGTTTTATTCTCCTTTGGTTAAGTAATTGGCGGTAGTGATTATCTACCGCCTTTATTGTTATTCAAATAAGAAAGCTATAGAACTTCTTGTAAGATTGCTGGAAGTAAGAATAACTTCATCGTTCACCATAAAAGCCTTTAAAGGTGGTTGGGATTTTAAGAAGTTGTAAACATCTTCTTCTGTAACGTTGCGTTTAAGAATGTCGCATGTGATGTAATCTTCAATGTCATAAAGTTTTTTAGTCATTTTCGTTTCTCCTTTTCGCTTAATTGCGTTTTCTGATGTATCTTATGGCTTAATTATACTTGCGTTTTCGCAAGTAGTCAATAGGGAAATTAAAAATTTTTCAAAAAGTTTGTGAAGGTGGTGAAAAGCTGGTGAATATCATATGCACAAAATCAAAATGTCTTAACAATAAGGGCGGCAAATGTACGGCCAACGAAATATACTATGACGGCTTATGTCAAACATATTGCACTAGCCAACACGCCAGCAAGCAGCACGCGGGAATATGCCAACGATCACATGGCAGAATGAAAAGCAAAGATAACAACATACTACGATAGGAGGTGAAACAATGGCAGATAGAAAAACATATACAAAAACAACCTATACAGACTGGGAAGCAGAAGAAAAGATATTGCTTATTGAAGGTTGGGCGCGTAACGGCTTAACAAATGAACAGATAGCCGAGAATATGCAAATATCAGTTGTTACCCTTTGGGAATGGCGGAAGAAATCAACTAAAATTTCTAATGCCCTAAAAATAGGGAAAGAAGAAGCGGACTTGAACGTTGAAAACGCACTTTATAAGGAAGCGTTAAAGGGAAACACTACCGCAATTATATTCTGGCTTAAAAATCGTAAATCTAAAGAATGGCGCGATAAGATACAACAGGAAATCACAACTGAAAGCGCCGTTAAGTTGGTTATTGATAATAATGAATTGAGTGAAATCGATGAGTAAAACAAATCTGTTTCGCGATGTAATACGGCCAACACCTAAGCAAAAGGAATTTTTAAGGGCTGTTAAAAGTAACATATATACACTATATGGCGGCGCTGCTGGCGGCGGTAAATCGTATATACTCCGCTGGGGTTTGATATGGCTGCTTATTGATTGGTTTATCAAAACAGGAATTAAAGGCATACGCGTTGGGTTGTTTTGTGAGGATTATCCAAGTCTTGATGATCGTCAAATATCTAAAATCAAAATGGAGTTTCCGGAGTGGTTAGGAACCTATAAGGAAAGTAATCATGAATTCACATTAAATGATGAATTAGGCGGCGGCGTTATCTGTTTTAGAAATCTGGATAAGCCAAGTAAATACTTATCTAGTGAATTCGCTGCTATTGCTATTGATGAATTGACTTTGAATAGCCGCGACGTGTTCGACTTCTTGCGTATGCGGCTCCGTTGGACTGGTATAAGTGATACTAAGTTAATCGCTGCAACTAACCCGGGCGGTAAGGGCCATATGTGGGTTAAGGATTTGTTTATTGATAGAAACTTTACAAGGGAAATGCAACCATTCGCCGATAAGATTGCATATATCCAAGCAAGGGCTAGCGATAATCCGCATTTATCTAAAAGTTATATAGATGCACTTAACACATTGCCGGAAAAGCTACGTAAGGCATATTTAGACGGCGACTGGAACATATTCGAAGGTCAAGTATTTACGGAATTTAGAACGGAGAAACATGTAATAGAACCGTTTGAAATACCGCATCATTGGCAACGGTACCGTTCAATGGACTGGGGATATACGAAACCATATGCAGTATATTCGGCGGCCGTAGATTATGACGACGTGTTATATATTACTAGCGAATATTACGGCTGCAAGCCGGGCATGCCAGATACTGGTACACAGGAAACGGCAAGGGAAGTAGCACAAAAGATAGAACACTTGAAAGACTATCAAGGTGTAGCAGACCCCGCCATATGGCAACGAACAGGCCACGACGGCCCAACGATTGCGGAAATATTTGCAATGGAAGGCGTGTATTGGACGCGCGCCGATAATGATAGATTGGCCGGACTTATGCAAGTACATCAACGATTAAAAGAAGGTAAGCTAAAGATATTTAGTAATTGCGTACATCTAATACGCACGCTGCCAGCTTTAACATACGACAAAATCAAGGTGGAAGATGTAGATACAAAGCAAGAAGATCATGCATATGATGCGGTGCGTTATATGTGTATGGCTAGACCAGTAAAATCAGTTAAACCAGAAAAGCCATTTAATGACGGCTATAGGTATGAAGACGATGAAGAAGGAGATACAAGCGCATGGGGCGTATGATGAGTGAAAAGGCGTTGCGTGATTACGCCTATAAGGTTCTTAAATCAGAATATGGCGAACGCGAAGAAAAAGGCGTGATTATTCCCGCTAAATATACAGATGCAGAACTAGCAGAATTCGCCAAGGCAATGCCACAATGGCAACTAGAACAAATGCATACAATGATTTATGGCTCCGAAATGGTGGAATAATGGATATAGAACAAACAACCTTTGATATATACGAAGCAAAACAGAATGTTAAAAATGCATTGGCCGCCACGTCAGAATGGCGCAAGGCTGCCGCCGAAGATTTTGCATTTATGCAAGGCAAGCAATGGCAAGACGGTGATTTAAAGAAGATGCGCGAAGCTGGACGGCCAGCAATTACGATTAATAGAATTAGACCGGTTATTAATCTGTTATGCGGTTATGCATCACAGAACGAAACAGAGCCGGACTTTTTACCGCGCTCCGAAGAAGATGATAGAATTAGCCGCGTGGCTAAGGGTATTACTAAATACTGTTTAGACCGTACGAACTATCAACGCAATAAGGGCAAATGTTTCCGCGATAAGATTATTTGCGGTTTAGCCAATTACTGGGTATCTTATGAATTCGACTATACGAAGTTAGACGGCACTATTCAAATTGAACGTGTTTCTCCGTTTGACGCTTTCATAGATCCGGAATGTAAGAAAGACGATTTAAGTGACGCGCAATATGTTGGCCGTTACAGCTGGGAAAGCGCTGCTAAGTTAAAGCAGATTTATCCGGAAAAGGCTGAGGAAATCAATTCGTTAAAAAGCCGATATGACGAAACTGAACAGGAAGCCGGCGTTATTGAAACGGTAGACGGTGAGGCGTTATGGTATAACACGAATTACAATAAAATCCGTGTAGTGCAGTATTGGTACAAAGAATACGGCAAGAAGAATGTATACATGACAAAAGACGGGTTAATTGATGAAGCTAACCCGCTATTTGTTGTATTAATGGCTACAGGGAAAAAGCCTACGAGTATTCCAGATACTAAAATTCGATATGCTACGTTCGCCGATAGTGTTCTATTGGAAGAGGGCGAAAGTCCTTATAAGCATGGTAAATTTCCGTTAGTGCGTGAATATTGTTACTATACAGGCGAATTAGTCGATGATGAACTAGAACCAGCTGGCGTAGTGCGTGATATTAAAGATGCGCAACGTGAATTAAATAAAAACCGAAGCCAACGCATGCACGTTGTTAATCAACAATCATTAGGCGTTAAATTCTGGACGGGTCAAGTAGACGATCGTTTTAAACGTGATGTTGAAAAGAATAGTACAAGACCGGGGGCGAATATCTGGCTTCCTATGGGGGTAACATTCCAAGACGGTACGCCGGCAATGGATAGCAATATCAATATGAGCCTTGAGCAACAATCAAGCAATGATTTCTATTCTATCAGTGGTATCACTCCGGAAAGCCTAAGCGGTAGCGTAGGGGCAATGAGTGGTAAGGCTATTGATTTACGTCAATCTGTAACGACTGTACAAACGGCCGGCATCTTTGAGCAATCAAAAGAAGCAGAACGCCAAATAGTTAAACTATTATGGGGTGAGAAAAATGCACCGGGGTTAATTCCACAATTCTATAATCAAGATAAAGCAATGCGCATTATGGGCGACGACGGGCAAAAGGAATTTGTACAGATTAAACCGGGCCTTAATCAACCTATGCAAGAACAGGTTTTAACTGATGCACTAGGTCAGCCGCAGACTGATGCGGAAGGTAATCCTATTAAGCAAGTGCTATATGATCTATCCGCCTTTGATTTTGATATTGTAATTAGCACCAGCCAAGCAAGCGCAACGGCAAGACGTGCTAACCTTTACCAATTATTGGAAGCTAAGAAGTCGGGCGTTGACATTCCTATGGATATTATTCTTGATTTCATGGATTTCCCGGAAAAAGAAACGGTTAAAAAACGCATGCAAGAAGCAAGCGAAAAACCAGCGTTACCAGAATTGCGCGTAAGTGGTTCACTTGATGATATGCCAGCGGAAGCATTAAGTATGTATTTGCAAACGCTAGGCGTACAGATTTCACCGCAGCAAATCATGGCGGAACGGTTAGCCTTGAAAGGTAAGCAACCAAACATTCCAAATGAACCGCAAATTATGCCGCCTGTGAACGATTTAGGCACTATGTAATACAAACTATTAACACAATAATAAACGCTCCGTAATGGGGCGTTTTTATACATTCGCCCTAAGTAATGGCGTTAAAAGGCTTGCTTATACATTATCGCCCGGCAACGGCGTTAAACTGCCATATTTCTTTATTTCGTCCGGCAATGACGTTAAAAGGCTGAGGAGTATTAGATATGGAAAAAGATTTAGTTAATATCGAAGATGCTGGTTTCACTCCGGAAGATTTAGAAAACGCGGGCGTGAACGTTGAAGATAATACCGAAGAAACGGATACACCAGAAGCGGCAACAGATGAACCCTCTACAGATGAGGCGACCGAAAGTGATGCGAATGATGCGGAAGTAGATGCAGCGGCGCCGAACACTAATGAAGAACCGGAACATGAAGAAAATCATGCGAACGATAGCAATCTAAAAGCGGCACTTGCACAGGAACGCGCAAGACGTAAAGCGGCCGAAGAACGCGCAAGAAAATTTGAAGCGCAACAAAGACCGATTACATTGCCAGATAATGAAGTATCTGATATTCGGGACTTTGTACGCCGTGAAGCATTAAAACGCTTTAACATTACGGCGGAAGATTTAGAAAGTCTTATGTTTGAAGACGTGCAAAAGTATAACGATTTCATTCGTTTTGAAGCTAACGCTGAATACACGATCACAAATCAACAGTTAGCAGTACACCAACAAAGACAAACAAATCTAAATTTCGTAAATGAAATTAAATCACTACCAAACTTTAATGAGTTGTATCAACGTGGATTAGAAAAGTTAAACGGAATGACGATGCGCGATGCGCAACCGATTAACGATGCTTTTTATCGCGTTGATGTTGGCGAAGGTACAGAGGCCGATTTTGAAACTATCAGAAATTTTGTAACAGAATTGCAAAATGAACGGGCTACAAATACCGAAGTACCAAACAACCCTTTACAAGTTGCGGCAACGTTGCCAAAAGCTGGCGCGTTAAACGGTGGCGTTCCTACACCTAACAAGGTAAGCGAAGAAGAAATTTTGAAAGCGTATCAAACGGGCAACCTTGATGCATTGCCGGACGATGTACGCAAATATTTTGATGAATTATAAGGGGTAAAATATGGCAGACCAAAGAAACCAAGTTAATATTCCAGCAAATTTAGTACCTAAAGTATGGGCTAAAAAAGTATGGCATGAAGGCGTAAAAGATAGCTATTTCGATAAGTTTACTGCAATGGACGGGTCCAACGTAGTACACCAAAACAAAGACTTAACAAACGTAAAAGGCGATAGCGTAGTATTCGGCTTAATGATGAACCTCACAGGTTCCGGCGTTGAAGGTAATCGTGTTAGATTATCTGGACAAGAAGATGCTTTGAACATTTACGATTTTACTGTACAAACTCAATTAGTACGTAATGCGGTATCCCGTTTTGAAGCGGACGACCAAAAAAGCCAATTCGATATGTTGAAAGAAATTAAAGTTGTTTTGAAACAATGGTTATCTGATTGGTTAGATGATAAATTGATTTATAAACTTTCCTATAACCCTACCAGCGGCGAAACATTATATGCAAGTGCTGCTAATACGCAAGCTAGCATTACGGCAAATGATAAATTAACAACATCTATCATTTCCAGGGCTAAACGTAAAGCGCAAATGCACGGCCCAAAAGTACAACCGATTAAGGTTGACGGAATGGATAAGTATATTATGCTTGTATCTCCGTGGGCTGCTAAAGACTTGAAAGATGATGCAAAATGGTTGGCAGCACAACAAAACGCAAATGTTCGTGGTTCTAAAAACCCTATTTTCACAGGTGCATTAGGCGAATATGACGGCGTTATTCTTTATGAATACGAACGCGTACAATACGATAGCTCCGGCGCATCTAGTGCTAACGTATGCCATAACTTATTGTTAGGTAAACAGGCGGCATGTTTCGCAGTTGCACGACCAGCTAAACACATTGAACAAACAGACGATTACGGCAACATTGCTGGTAACGGTATCTCCTTCTATGGTGCAGTTGAAAAAACAAAATTCAACATGAAAGACTATGGCGTTATTAATGTAATGACTGGCGGCGTTGTTGAACGCTAATTTCTGAATTATGGGCGGGGTAAAACCCGCCTTTATTCTTATATGGGGTGAATATGAACGTAAAACAAATAGTAAATAGGGCGTTCATGCAAATAGGCGATACATCGCAAGAAACGTATACACCATACCAGTTATTGGAGTATTACAACGAAGGTAATCACCTATTGAACGCTTTAATTAGCCAATATTGCCCTAGCCTTGCAACTGCCACATATGAAGATAGAGGAACGGGGCGCATCGTTCTTCCGTTCCAATGTATCGGAGTATTGAAGGTAAAAGCAGATGATGCGGAAGTGCAAGGGTATCATGTATTGAATTTACAAACGGTGGTATTTGATGCAGATCATGAGCAGAAAATAACCGTTGATTATATAAAGACTGCTGGATATAAGAAGCTGGACGATGAAAGCGGCTTGCCGGCAGAACTAGAGACGTTATTAGTCGATTACATCGTATATAGGATTATGAACCTTGATATTTCCGGAGTAACGGCGAATATGGTTAATGCGTTGCAATCAATTAATAATGGCTTAGGTAACAATGAAAGCGTAATAGCGGAAGGGTACTGGGATTATGGTAGTAAGCGAATTGATTACGCTGGTTAATGTAGAAAGTAATGAAATTCTTGATGAACAATCGGAATACATTCAATACATTAACGCAGCTATTGACTGGCTAACTACTATTCTAGTTAGCATTAAAGATAGGGAAGTAGTTAAAAATACAGATATACCGCATTTAAAGGCGGTTCCTTCTGATTTTATGGGGTTCGTTCCTAAATCTGGTTATCCTATCCGCATCATTAACGGAACATTTGAAACCTATGACGGGGAAACGGTCAATCAAGTGTTTTATAGTGTACGTAAAAATCACGTTGATGAAATGGACGATACTATTCCGTTTTCTGAATTCTTTCATCAGTATCTAGTGCAGCTTATATCTTTTATGGTTAAAAAGAAGTCGCTTATGACGGATTACGCTGCTTATGATAAACAATTCATTGACTACATAACGGAGCAGATTAAGGCGGCAAGGGGTATTGCATAATGGGCGTAAAACAGGTGGCAACTACTAACGGGTTCCGGCTGGGCCTTGATTGGAGCAACCCGCCGGAGAATATCGACGTGCAAGCGCTAACACAGGCGCAACAATGCGAATTCGATAGAACAGATAATGCATTGCGTACTGTTCCGGGCGTTCGTGTATTGTATGATTTCGGACTACCGATAGAAACGCTATATCATGATGTATACCGTAATAAGTGGTACTTTTCTAGCGGCCGTAATTTATATGAAACTGATTTCAGCGGTAATACACTATTAGGCACGTTAAATGGTACCGAAAGGCCGAAATATCATGCGTTTGGCGGTGATATTCTCATTGCCAGCGGTGATAAATTGCAGTCTATTTCTGGTAGCGGTAAGTTATCCACTATTGAAAGTCCGTCATGTGATATAGTATCAAGTCATTCTGGGCGTGTACTGATTGCATCGACTAATTCGCATCGGTTGAACTGGTCGGCAGTTGGCGATTACAACGCATGGAACCATAACAGTAACGATGCATCTAGTGCGCAATATGTGGACGTTGGCTATAAAGACCAAGGCAGCATTATTGCGGTTGATTTCTTATCACGTGCAATTATCGTATACAAAGAATACGGGCGAGTGTATCAAGTAATTGGTACGCCAGATGCACAGAATTTAACTGTATATCCGTTATCCTCTACCGGTTATTGTAGCGGTGCGACTGTGAGCGTTGATGATCGTAGTTACTATTTAGGCAATCAAGGGTTCATGTCTTTTATGCCTACAAACACATACGCGGAAATCCAGCCGTTTGAAACTGGATTGAATATCAACTCTTATCTATTGAAGTACATAACGAAAGATTGCGAAGTATGGCATATATCCAGCAGAAAACAAATCTGGATTAAACCATATAACGGAAATACGGTATTCATGTATCACTACTTGCCACGATATGAGGACGGAAGGGGCGTTTTCACATCAAGAAAATTCACGCATAGCATCAATGCAGCGGTGAATGTGGATAAAGAAGTGTACATAGCATATGGTAATAAAATTGGTATTCTTGATGAAACGATAGATACCGATGATGCGGTACAAATTCAAACATCAATAATCAGCGGCAACAGACTGGCAACACGTCAATTTGTGTTAATTATGAACTATAATTTTGTAACGCATAATCTTATTCCCGGATATGGTACCGTTGGCATATCGAACAAGAAGCCTAAGCCAATTAACTTTTCAAGCAAGGCAACCAAAACATACTATGCGAATGAAAAGCTATATTCAGCCAAAACATTAATGAATGTGAATGAGTACACGAAGGCTTATAAGATTGGCGGCGGTGCAAATCGTAATGTACAATTTAAAATCAATGTTCAAAAGGGCGCTATTTCGTTACGCCAGTTAGATTATACATATGAGGAAGTTTAATATATGGCATACAAAGAAAAATACCCTTTGGATCTAACGCCACAGGGCGACACAGTACAAGATAGTATTAAGAAAAATCGTGATGAATTATTGAACGTTGCGCAGCAAATGGAACTTAAAGCCGGCGGCGGTGGTACTGGCGGCGGTGGTACTGGCGGACTACGTAATAGGGTATTGAGTGGTAAAGTAAGCAATGGTGAATTTTCATTCTTAACCGGTGATAACCTAAGCGTAATGATTGACGGAAGTCAAACGCCTGTATTGTTATCATTTGCCGACGGTTTCAACGATTACGGCGCGGTTGATTATGTAACAACTATCAACAGAAAGCAAAGCGCATGGAGCCTACCAGCTAACAGTACATCATATTTATACGTTGAGCGCTCCGTATCTGGTGGCCTAACGTATGGCAGTACAACGCTTGAACCGATGCGCCAGCCTAATGCACCAGCAGCGGCAACGGATAAAATGTATTACAACACTACAAACGAAAAAATGAATGTGTACACAGGTACATACTGGAAAAGCATTTTACGCGTAGTGGTGGCTATTGTAGTAACAGATGCAACGCGCGTTAAATCAATCAAGTATTATGATCCAAATGTTAATACCGCAACAGATGCCGTAATTGGCACGCGTACGGTTGACGGTAAAGACTATGCATTAACGGAAATTCTTAATCAAATGGCGGAAGCTATTAAAAAGATTGCTGGTGATGCTAATTTTACGAACAACCCAAGCCGTACACTAAAAACTATTACGGATACGGTAAATGATTTAAGTAATGTATATTACAAGAAAACGGATACAGTAGCCAACGCAACGCACGCAGTCAATGCAGATAATGCTACACATGCAACAACTGCCGATAGCGCTGCTAACGTTGCAACGTGCGTTAAAAAGTCCGGTGATACCATGACGGGTACGTTAAAGGTACCAGGGATAACAAACGACCCTCTTGATTTTAATCGTTTAGCTAATACCCGTGTTGGATATTCCGGCATGCTAATTGGTGAGGTAAATAACTATAATTTATGGGGTAGAAATTGCTACGGCATGGGCGTTGCGTTCCCGTGGACTTTTTCCGGCGACCAAAGGGTACTGGGAACGCAATTATATTTTGCTAATTCTAATGCTGCTTATATTCGCTTCGACACGAACGGCACAACAATGGGCGCATGGCAACGCATCGCAACATTTGAAAATGATAACACTTTGACGTTCCCAAATGGCGCAAAGTTAATGGTGGAATAATATGCCTAATCTAGTACTTGAAAAAGGCGGTCAAACATACCGTTTTAGACTGCATGAAGAAAAAGGTGTAACGCGCGGTAAGTATATAACTGTTCCATTTAATGGGCGTGAATACTATGCGCGGTATGGCGATACATCAACACCTCTTAAAATCAAAAAAGGCGGCCGAACATATTCTATTCAATATGAACCGGTTGATTTTGTAACGATTTCGAAAACTCTTAACGCTACAAACAACGAAAGCAAAACGCTTAATGTTTATTTCTCTAAAGGTAACTATAGAGTTTATATGCAGTTAAGTAACAGTATTGAACGTGAAATAAATGTAACAAAAGACGGCGATATGCAAATACAAGCAACTGTAACAACGGCTCCGAATGGATACGTTAAAAGATTTTTATTGAAAATTGGCGATGTATTCAACGAAACTATACAGAATGCAGAAAATAACGCATATTTCACAATCGAACGAATAGGGAAATAACAATGCAGCTTGATAGCTTAGAACATATGATAAAAGACTATGAACGGCGCACGGGTGAACGTATCAGCCTTGAGGGTTTTTATTTCGATGAAAATAATAACTACAAAGACAAATACAATTACTATTTCAAATGGTTCCCTAATGCGGGTTTCTTATTCTGGACTATTAACGAACATGAGGGCCAACGGTATTTTACTATCTGGCAAACATACGGCGATATGAAAGTAATAGGAAAATACATTGTTGAAGTAATGAAGATGAATGATCTTGATGTAATTGTAACGGCAACACATCGAAGCGTGCGCGGTTTTATTAAAAAGTGGAATATGGAACGTGTTCCAACTATGGACTATACCTATAATGGGTTTAATTACAAAGTACTGAAAACGGTGCGAAAACATCTTGAAGCGACTTTGTAGAAAGGAAAAGCATGTTTAAATTTGACTTGCAAATTTTTGGCGGCGGTGGCAAAAAGTCGAAGGTGAGCAGCATTGATGCTAAAGTACCGGAAGCAACGGCCGACGAAAAGCAATTATTACAAGGCCAAATGAATTGGATTAATAACACCAATCGAAGCGCCAACACCTTGCAAGGTATGGGCGATGCGGCTTTAAGTAATGTAATTACTCCGCAATATGGCAGTATGTATAATGCGTATTTAGGCAGTAATAAAGCTAACCAGAATGCAATCGGTGCGTTACAAAATCAAATCTCAACGGCTGGGGCCAAGAATTTGACGGATAACACACGATACGCCAATCAGTTAGCGGCAAGCGTTGATACTATGAACACCGGAGCAAGCCAATTAGCTAACGAATACAACGGCGCATTACTACAAAATCAAAACGCCATGGATAGCATTACAAACGGCCAGTTACCAACAGGCTATGCAGATGCTAGACGGCAAGCGTTAAACAATGATTTACAGGCAACTGTAGGCAATGCAGTTTCTAGCCTAGCAAGTCGCGGCATTGTGAATTCATCTATTACAGATAATGCATTAAATGATATTAGCAAAAACGCATCTAATACACTTGCGGCACAATATTCAAATGATTTAGGCCAAGCGGCTGCACTTAATACGCAAGCGCTTAATAATAATTTAAGCGGTATCGGTGCGAAAATGGGGTTATGGGGTAACACCTACAACAACAACCAAAACGGCATCATTAATCAAGCAAATCTAATGAACCAAGGTTATGCAAATCAGATGAATAATGCGGGTACTGCTGCCGGCCTAGTAGGTCAGCGTGAAGGGTTAGCGCAAAACCCTATTAATACAGGCGCAACAACACAAAGCGCGGCAATTCAACCGGCGAAAGATTACTACTCTATGAGCCAGTTGAATAACGCGGATCAAGAAGATTTACTTAATAGATATATGTCATTACGCTATGGACTAGCACAACCGACACAAACAATGGTTAAGCAAGGTTCTGGCGGTTTCTTTGGAGGATTTATGAAAGGTTTTTGTTTTGTAGCTGGTACTGAAATTGCAACGCCAGAAGGTGGCAAGGTTATTGAAACGTTTGTAAATGGCGATACTGTTATCACATTAGGTGCGGTTAATGATGTAATTGCATTGCATGATATGGGCGAAAAAGAAACACATCGTCTTGAAACTGTATCTTTTGGCGTAACAACCACAGGCACGGAAAAGGTATTAACTCCGGAAGGCTTGAAATTAGTTAGTGAATTGGTAGTTGGCGACGTTATTATGACGGTTAATAGTTATGAACCGGTTACATTCAGCGAAGCAACTGGCAATACTGAGCACGTATATGAATTGCAATGTACTGGAGATAATTTATTCTATGCTAACGGCATTATGGCCGAAGGTATCAACGAAGATGAATTGAAAGCCATTGCAGATGCACCGGCAGAAACACCGGAAGAAAAACCGGCCAAGAAAACAACCAAAAAATCCAGCAAGAAAGATGAAACTGTAGAGGAAGCAACCGAAGAAGTAGAGAAAGTAGAGGAATAACACAATGGGCGTTATCTACGTTAAAGACTTTGAACCATGGGCGGCGTTGGGTGAATTAGCCGGTCAATATTTCTCTCACCGTTTAGGCGCCATTCAGAATAACAAAATGGCGAAAGGATATCAAGCAATGCTAGGCGGTGGCGGTAGTGCTGGCGGCGAACAAGACCCGAACACTCCGCAAATTGTGGATAATAATAACCGCATGGCGGGAATGGGTATGCAACAACCTAATAGCGCCGGTCAGATTAATCAGTTATTATCTAATTCCAATAACACATTTGCCAATAACTTGATGCAAAAGAATAATATCGGATTATGGGGCGGTCAAAATCCAGCCGCACCAGCACAACCGATGCAAGCTAACACAGATGCACCGAGTAATCCGGTTACGGATCAGCGCTTTAACGCTTATATGAATGAGCCAAGTTCTACATTACAAAAACAGTTGCAAGCACAGGCAGCGCAAGCGCCACAAACACCAGCAGCACCAGCGCAACCGCAACAAAACACGGGACTATGGAATTTTCAAAATCTAAATAATACTGGTATTAATACAGGGGTACCGCAATCATACCAAGAAATGATGCAACAACGACAAAACGCACCTTTTCATGGGGCGCCCAATTCGGCCGTAAATGGTAACGCCGAAGCGGATAAAGCGCCGGGCCAATACTCTATACCAGATAAAGCAAGCGTAACAAGCGAAGCAAGAAAACAACTAGGGGCCAATACGTTGGCCCTAGTTAAAGCCGGTTTTGATTTTAAGACGGCGCAAGGATTAGCGAACGAGCAATATCAGACCGATGTAAACAATATGTATATGCAGCAAGTCAACGAATATCAAGAAAAAGTGCTTGAACCGATGCGCCAGCAAATCATGAACAACCTTGTATTCACTAAAGACAAGGACGGAAATCCGGTTGTAGATACCTATAACACAAAACGGGTTAAAGGGTTGGCGCCAGCCGTAGCAAGATATAACTATCTAGCCGGTAAAATTGGTGCTGGTACTATTGATATGAATAACTTAAATTCTATTGCGGCGCTTGATAAACCGGATTACAAATTTAGTAGTGCGCAAAACGGCCATATTGTACGCTACAACATGGGCGACGGTACCATTCAAGATATGGGCGGTTATGGCAAGGTTGAAACAAAACAATTTGCGAACGGTCAAGTTATTGTTATGACGCCAGACGGCCAAATGAAAAATATCGGTAATTTCGGGGCGAAGAATATTAAAGTTATGCCGGACGGCAAAACGTATATTGTTGGTACAGACGGCAGCATGAAGTATGTAGGTACTCATGTTAAACCGCCAACGGCTACACAATCCGGAACTAGCGGATATAATGCACAGGTATTAAGAACGCTATCATCGCAGCATACGGCATGGGTGAAAGCTAATCCAGATAAGGACGAAACTGAAAGCCCTTATTATGGCAAGTTACAAGGTGCATTGAATGGTACGCCAACGGCTGGCGGTGGTGCTGGAGCGCCAACAGTTAAACGGCAGCCGACTTATTCAAGCGAAGAACAGGCAGCAGTATCCAAGCGAATGAACGAACTTTCAGCGCAAGGCTGGAGTGATGATCAGATAGCAGCGGAACTTGATGCAGCCGGTTACGGAAAGTATAAATCGTGGTTAAAGTCTTATTAAGCATAAAGGGGTAGACTATGGGTGCGTTTGATGATATTACAAGCCAATACGGCACAGATGCCAGCAATGGCAATGCCTTTGGAGATATTACGGCCGAATACGGTTATGATGTAGGCGACGCGCCCAAGCCTACATTATGGGATAGCGTTAAAAATAATGCCGAATGGGTAGCCGACGGCGTTAAAAATAATGCAGAATGGGTGGCAACCCGTCCACTAGCCGCACTTAATCAAATTGGTATATCGGCAAAAAATATGAATGATACGGCTGTTAATTGGTTTAATGATGCATCAAAAGCCGCAAGCGCTGCACATGATGCACGTCGGGCATCTATTAGTAATGCAGTAGATGCATACCGTAGGGGCGAAATTGATGCAACTGAATTGGACGAGGACGGTTACAA